AAATGAGAATGTAACCGATTATCGTTATGCTCTCGTGGAATCTGACTGTATGGCTCTTGAAGAACAAAATGCAATCATCAGAGAGCTTGAGCTGCCTGTTGCGATGCTTGTTTATTCGGGCGGAAAATCAGTCCACGCTATTGTTAAGATTGATGCCGCAAACTATGACGAATACCGCAAAAGGGTTGATTATCTCTACAATGTATGCCATAAAAACGGCTTTGAAATCGACAAGCAGAACCGCAATCCGTCAAGGCTGAGCCGTATGCCCGGTGTTATCCGCAACGGCAAAAAGCAGTTTATCATTGACACAAACATCGGTAAATCAGACTTTGCCGAGTGGAAAGACTGGGTGGAGAGCATTAACGATGACTTACCCGACCTTGACAACCTTGCAGATTTTTTTGAAAATCCTCCCGAACTTGCTCCGCCTCTGATTGAGGGAGTATTGCGACAGGGACATAAAATGCTCCTCGGTGGTCCCTCTAAAGCCGGCAAATCGTTCGGACTGATTGAATTGTGCATTGCAATTGCAGAGGGAACAGAATGGTTCGGCTTTAAGTGTGCGCAGGGCAATGTCTTGTATGTGAATCTTGAGCTTGACCGTGCGTCCTGCTTTCATCGCTTTAAAGATGTGTATGAAGCATTAGGACTTGAACCAAAAAACTTAAACAGAATTGATATATGGAACTTGCGTGGTAAGTCCGTACCTATGGATAAGCTCGCCCCTATGCTCATACGCAGAGCTTTAAAAGGCAACTTTATAGCCGTAGTAATTGATCCAATATACAAGGTTATTACAGGCGATGAGAACAGCGCAGACCAAATGGCACACTTTTGCAACCAGTTTGACAAGGTATGTACCGAAATCGGTTGTGCGGTAATTTACTGTCACCACCATTCAAAAGGTGCTCAGGGCGGTAAAAAGTCAATGGACAGAGTTTCGGGCTCGGGTGTTTTCGCTCGTGACCCCGATGCACTCCTTGACCTTACAAGGCTTGAAATCAGCGAAGATTTGATGAAACAGCAAAAGGATGAAAGAACCTGTAAAATCTGCAAAGACTGGATAGGTCGCTTCAACAAAATCAGTGAAGTGTGTTCGCAGGACGATTTGGTAATGTCAAATAGTATGATTGACATCGCACGCAAAACGCTTCCTGAACAGTCTTTTAAGCTGATGATGTCAGATGTTGCCCGTGCCGAAAAAACCGTAAAAGGAATGTCAGCGTGGAGAATAGAGGGTACTCTGCGAGAGTTTCCGGCATTTGATGCATTTAACCTTTGGTTTGATCATCCGATACACAAATTAGATACAACAGGCGTGTTGAAAGACTGTAATTTTGAGGGCGATTTTAACATCAAAGGCTCGCCCTACAAGAAGAATTTTAGCAAGAAAAAAAGTGAATCGGAACGCAAGCAGGAACAAAACAATGCCCTCGAAACAGCGTTTAGCGGTGCTGAGGAAAACGGTCAGGCAAATGTAGCTGACTTAGCAGAATATATGGGAAAGTCCGAAAAAACGGTCAGACGATACATAAAAGAACACGGCGGATTTTGGATTGACGGCGGTGAAGTAGGACGAAAGGACACGGACAAAGTCGAATAATTTGTCTGTCTGTCCGAGGGACAAAGTCGAATAATTTGTCTGTCTGTCCGAGGGACAAAGTCGATAAAAAATCGAAAATGTCCCTCTCGGACAAAAACAGGGACAAAGTCGATAAATTATCGAGAATGTCCGAGGGACAGACAAAACTATATATACTACGTATATATAAACGGTGTCCGTTCCCTAAAGGTCACAGGGGTGAAGTAGTTGTGCGAAGCTTACGCACAACAACTCCTTCCCCTGACCTGTGACTAAAAGCAAAATTCAAAAATCAAAAGTAGCTTTAATGCTTTAAAGGAGTGAAATATAAAAATGGATTTTTTTATGGCGATGATACCGCCGACCGTAACTGCACAGGAACATAAAGTTATGGTAAAAAACGGCAAACCTGTTTTTTACAATCCGCCCGAGGTGAAACAGGCAAGAGAAAAACTCACATCACATTTAGCAAAGTTTAAACCGTCAGAACCGTACGAGTCGGCTGTCAGGTTGATAACAAAGTGGTGCTTTCCTCGTGGTAAACATCAAGACGGCGAATATCGTATAACAAAACCTGACACGGACAATCTGCAAAAAATGCTAAAAGACTGTATGACCGCTCTCGGCTTTTGGTCTGATGACGCACTTGTCGCAAGTGAGATATGCGAAAAGTTTTGGGCGGATGTTCCGGGTATTTACATCGAGGTGGAAATGCTGTGAATATCTCGGAAGTTAAACGCAACCTTGAAAGAACCGTGCTGTACAATGGAGCAGAATACGTTCTGAAAGGCTGTATCATCAGACGGAATACAACGGGTCGGTTTTACTATCAGGTAGAGCTTATGGACACCAAAGCAAAAAACTCGTTGATTGTAACTGCACTTGATAAGATTGACGAAAGGAGAGAAAGCATTGAAAGCGAGAATACCGCCTAAGATTCCGAAACAGCTTAAACAGGAAGCTGAACGGATTGCCAAAAACGCATACGAGCAGATCCGAGAAAAAGAAAACAAGGACATCACACGCAGAGTATTTAAAACAATGCTGTATGCTTTGCATAAGGATTTCGGATTTGGTCGTGACAGATGTGCAAAGGCACTAAAGTCTATGACCGAAATAATTGAACACTCCGACACTGACGAAGTGTTTTTGGAACATATCGACCGTGTGGTTATCGACAAATTGAAACTTGAATTTGACAAACGAGATTACACCGACAATGGAAAAGTTGTTAATTTTGAAGGAGATGAAGAAAATGATTGATTGTACGAAAACTGAAAATTATTTCGCTGAAAAGCAACGAATGACGAAAAGAACAATGCGAGAAGGATGCAAAATTAAATGTTCCGAGTGTCCGCTATTCAGTCAGAATAACGGGACATCTGAATGTATGACATGTGTAACTTTTGAAATGTATTACCCTGAAAAGGCAATTTCAAGCGTTCAAAAGTGGAGTGACGAACATCCGCCAAAGACATTTCTCACGGAGTTTTTGGAGAACTATCCGAACGCTCGGCTTAGGACAGACGGAACACCTAAAGGTACATGTTTGTATGACTTAGGGCTGATGAGTCTGGATGATTGCAGAAAAGACCATAACTGCGTAAAATGTTGGAATCAGCCTATTGAGGACGGTGAAAAGTAATGGCGTTTCCCGAAAAGCTAAAAACGTTAAGACTTAAAAATGGATTAACGCAAGATGAGTTGGGTGAAAAGCTCTATTTGAGCAGAACAAGTATATCTTACTATGAGCAGGGAAAATTTGAGCCTAATATCGAGACCATAATAGCTGTAGCGGATTTATTTAACATCACAACAGATGAATTGTTAAGGTGAGGTGTGAACACAATGACAAACTTTGAAAAAATCAAACAGATGTCAATTGACGAAATGACTCGGAGTAGTATGTTGTTTTTTGGCTGCCCGTATGGAACTCCGTATGTCGGCTGACCGATGGAAAAGCGATTCAATAACAGCTGTATTGACTGCACAAAACATTGGCTTGAAAGCAAGGTGGATATAGATTGACAGCTAAACCAATAACAATCACTTGTCAAAAATGCGGAGTCGAAGTTATTACACTTTGCCTTAAAACAAAATACTGTCCGATTTGTCGAAAAGAAATTCTCAGTGAGAAGGCAAAAGAAAGAGAAAGAAAAAAAGCGTCATCTAAAAAATCTAAAATACCATTCAGGCCACTGACCGATATTTCTGAATTTCTATTTTGTAAATATGATTTCCTCGGTGAATCTGTTAAACAGATTGCAAAAGATTATGAACGCAATCCTTCTCAAGTCCGGCAGGTGATTCAAGCAGCAAAGGCAAACGGGAAATTATCAAAAGCATATCGACAAGTACAAAGCTATGGTAGGACGATAATTAAATGAGAACTTTCGATTTAACTTTCGCTCGACGGCTTGAGCAAGCAATGACCGAACGGAATATTTATCCTTCGGACCTTGCGCGTAAGTCCGGAGTGAGCCGGTCAAACATTTACAGTTACATAGCAGGGACAAGTCAACCGTCAGCGTATAATGTTAAGCGAATAGCTCTGGCATTATCAACATCGGCGGATTGGTTGCTTGGCTTAGTGGATTAGAAAAACAGTCCCTTACTTGGGACGCAAAATAGTTTAAAATAGAGTTATGATGCAAGAGGACAATTGCATCATAACTCTATTTATTATTTTACGAAGCAAAATTATGATTAAACGAAAAGTAACTACGGACTGGATTGTCCGCCAAATCCGTGAGGGTAAGGCATATAGGTTTTATTTAACAGCTGATTGGCAAAGAGTTCGAGATGCAAAAAAAGCGAAAGAACATTACGAATGCGAACGCTGTCGTGCTGTGGGTAAGTACAGCCCGTGCGAGGCGGTACATCACAAGCTGTACCTTAAAGCAAGACCTGACCTTGCTCTTGACATCAACAACCTCGAATGTCTATGTAAAGATTGCCATTACAAAGAACATCACAAGTACGAATCAAAAAAATTAAAAGATGAGTTTGCCGAGAGGTGGTAAATCAAAAAAAGACATACCCCCGGGT